CATCAATGAAGAGGAGCGCCATCGCTACCTGACGAGTCCGAAGGTTCGACCTCTCTTGATGAAGGTCGAATCGCAGTCCACGCTCGCCGCTCCCGATGTCCGTGCGGTGCCTCTTACGGATGATCCGCTCGATGTGCAAGCCGCCAAGGAAGCCGAAGCCATTCGAGGCCACTGCGCTCGGAAGTTCGATCGTGTCACCCAAACCAAGGAACGCGTGTCTTGGGCGCTCAAGTCCAGCACCTGCTTCCTGAAGGTGTATTGGGACGACAACAAGATGAACACCATCCCGGTGGTGGACTTCGATGGGTCCGTGAACTTCGAGCAGGCTCCTGTCGGAGATATCTGCGAGGAGATCCTCCCCGCGTTCTCCGTGTTCCTCGACCCAACCGCCAAGTCCTGGGAACAGGTGCGATGGCTGATCCATGCCGAGACTCGACCGCTGTCCTACTTCGTGGACAAGTTTGGCGAGAAGGGCAAGTCCGTCAAGCCCGATGCCAAGCGACAGAGCGCGATCAACGGGTATGTGAACCAGTACCTCAACGCTGGCATCGGATTCGCATCGCCTGTCCAGACTCCTGGTACGGGCAAGGGCATGGATGCCGCCGTGCTGAAGGAGTATTGGGAGAAGCCTACTTCCAAGTTCCCCAAGGGCAGGTACATCATCGTGGCTGGTGGAGTCGTACTCTACAACGGCCCGTGGCCATACAAGAAGTCCGATGACTTCCCGTTCGTGCCTCTCTCGTACTCCGTATGGGCGTAGCCTATCGGGTGAGTTGATTTCGCTTCAGTACACCTACAACCGCATCCTGTCCGCCGCGCTTGAGCAGGCCGAGCAACAGGTTGACTTCGTGGCTATCGCCAAGGGTATCGGTACGCAGGCTGATGCGTTCGATGAACTCAAGGGGCGTGGCGTTCGGAAGATCTACTACGATGCGACTGCCGGTGGTCCTCCGATGTTCAGCCGCAGCCAAGGCATCAGCGGGGACAAGTTGGCGTTCCTTCAGAAGATCGAGCGCGATATGCAGGACATCGCCGGTGTCCATGACGTGACGCAGGGCTTGGCACCAGCTGGTACGCCGGCAGAGGCCATTCGGCTTCTGCAACAGGCGGATCAAACGCAACACGCCAGCCTACGCGCTTCCATTGAGAAGTCTGCGGTAAAGATCGCGGAATGGGAAGTGGCGTTGTACGCGGAGAAGGCTCCGCTGGACATCATGCTTGGCCTACTGGACGACAAGGGTACTGTGGAGCCACAGATGCCTGGTATGCAACCGGAAGAGGTGATGACTGGTGGGAAGGCCATGTCCATGCGTGCGTTGCGCGAAGGAGGTCAATACCGTGTCATCTACACCCCAGGAAGCACGTTGGCTGAAGGGCCGGAGGAAAAGAACCAGAAGATTCTCACCTTCTACCAGATGGGCCTCCTCGGAACTCCGGGCACGCCTGATGCATCGAAACTTGCAATCTCTCTCATGGATCTACCGGAAACTGACAAGATCCTGAGGGCTTGGGAAGAGCAGGAGATGCGGGCCGCGCAACAGCAACAGGAGATGATGGCGCAGCAGCAGGAGATGATGGGCGCCGAAATGCAGGCCAAGGATCCGATGACTCAAATGCAGATGGAAGCGATGAAGCAACAGATGCAGATCGAATCCCATCAAGCCAAGAATGATATCGAGCGTGACGCGGACGAGCAGATGGCTCAGTCCACGCACATGCGCGACCTGCAACGTATGGCCGTCGAGCAAGTTCTCCGGCCTGAGTCGTCAACCGCTGGACGTAATCAGCGGAATACAAGGGGTCAGCAATGACCGAAGAGGGTTGGATGACAGACGAACAGGCGACAACGACCGTGGACTCGCCGGCCACGGAGTCTGAAATTGCAGTTGCGGACACTACGGTGGAACCGGCGCCGGGGGATGCGACAATCCCAACCGAAGTGGAGGCGGAAGCGGAGGAATCGGGCGAGCCTGGTCCGATCCCCTACAATCGCTTCAAGGAAGTCAACGACCAGTTCAAGGAACTGAAAGCGCAGAAGGAGGCGGAAGCCGCCATCCTTCAGCAGTTTGGATTCGGATCCCTCGAGGAGATGAGGCAAGCTGCCGAACTCGAGCAACAGCGTTTGGAGGAAGAGCGGGTATCCGCGTACTACCAGACTCAGGTTGACGAGGGCGAGTTGGACGAGACCACGGCGGGTATGCGCCGCGATCTCGAAATCCAGCGCATGCAGTTCCAGCGCGAGCGCATGGCGGTGCAGGAGTTGTTGCTCCAGCAGCAGCGTCAAGCAGCGTTGTCCGTGAATCCTGCGGCGGCGCAGGCTCCGGACATGGTCGATGAATTGATCCGATCCGGCGTTGCACCGGACAGGGCGGCTGCTCAGGTGGCCGCCATGGTGGAGAGGTTTAGCCTCGCCGCCAAGTCCCAGGCTATTCGTCAACCGTCAGCACCCGCCCCGATGGGTTCGACCAACCAATCTGCTCAACCGACACGACCGCAGAGTCCCCTGGATTCATGGCGTGCCGGAGCGAGTCGTAGTTGGCGAGACATCTTCAACGGGAAAGACACTCTCTAAGGAGTAAGAAATGGCCGCTTCGACCAATGCACTTACCCTGTACGATTACGGCGCCATGTCGAATGATCCTCTTGTCAAGAAGATCACGATGGGCCTGTACGATCAGGGCGTTTCCGTTCTCGACGTTCTTCCTGTTGCCAGCACCAAGAGCCTGAAGGCGAATGGCGTGCGGTTCCTTGCTGGTTCCCTCCCCACGGTCGGCACCCGCAAACTGAACGCCGAACCGACCGTTGTCCGCTCCGTCCCGAAGAAATTCGAGGAGCAGGCGTACATCGTGTCCAATCAGTTCCAGATTGACCGGTTCCTTGACATGGAGCAGAACGCCATTCAAGATCCGATCGATGTTCAGTTCCAGGCGTGGCAGAAGTCTTTCGTTCGCACGTTCTCGGACAAGTTCATCAACGCGGTTCCGACCACGGACGATGATTGGTTTTCCGGACTTCGGTATCGGCTTAGCTCCACTGGACAGACCGATTACGATATTCCTTCCGAAATGAATATCGATGCGGCTTCTACTGCTGGCGCTGGTCTGAAGTTCGCTCTCGAAGGCACTAATGCCATGACCTCCGGAACTGCGGAAGCGTTCTTTGAGCGACTTGACCAAGCTTTGGACTATGTGGGATCGCCGGAAGGCAATGGCGTCACGATCTTCGTGAACGACACCATGTTCCGCCGTATTGCCACCGCCGCCAAGCGCGCCCAGTCAGGCAATGCCCTTGATCAGACCAAGGATAATTTCGATCGGATGATCACGACGTATCGCAACGCTCGGCTTCTTCAGTTGCCGCGCAAGTCGGATGATACGTCCAAGATTATTACCGATACGGAAAATGCCGCTGGAACGGCTACCACTGGTAGCGTGTGTTCTTCGCTGTTCGTCTGCAAGTTCGGTGCGGATTCCTTCACCGGCTGGCAGTTTGAGCCGCTCGCGGTCAAGGATCTTGGCATTGATCCTACGGTTGGTACTCGGCGCAATGTTGTCGTGGACTGGGCCTGTGGCCTCTTCCAAGCCAGCCCGCGTGCCGTCGCCCGCGTCTACGGCCTTCAGGTTTCGTAAGGAGATATTGAGATGGCTACTGACGCTAATCTGGTTCTTGCCAGCACGACCACGGGAGATGGATCCACCGCGTTTACCTCTGTGGATCTCCTGACTGGCTCCCAGCGAGGTGGGATCATGTGGGCGCGTGTGGAAGTCACTGGTGCCACCACGGTCTCCACCAGCCCGATCGTGCTTACGTTTACGATCGAACACTCCAGCAACAACTCCACCTGGTATACCCATACCAGCGGAGCGGATCAGACGATCACGGTTCCGAACGGTTCCAATCAGGTTCCTTCCGGTATCTCGATTGCATGGATTCCGATTGCGACTGAAAAGCGTTACATTCGGCTCAAACCGAGCAGCACTGGTGGAACCACCTCAACGCTGAACATGAACGCCTACATCACCAACTCGCATCCGCAGTAAGTGATTCAACTGTAGGGGAAGGGAAACCTTCCCCTACTTTTCCTTGATGGGGAGTATATAATGAGGAAGTCTTGTGGCAACGGCATGATGCACGGCAAGGAATCCAAAGCCGAGAAGAAGATGGAGCAGAAGGAATCCAAACTGGAGATCCAGAAGACCAAACTCGAGATCGCCAAACTCAAGCGAGAGATGGCTCCGAAACGGAAGAAGTGACATGAAGAAACCCACCGCCGCGCAGAAGAAGGTTGAGAAGGTGATGCATGAATACAAGCAGCACACCCTCAAGTCGTCTTCGGGTCAGAAGGTGACCAGCCGCAAGCAAGCCATCGCCATAGCCCTCAGCGAAGCGGGGCAATCCAAGCCTCCGATGAAGAAGTCCAAGGGCAAGTGACATGACACGCGGCGAGATCAAGCGACGTATTCGGATGTACTATCCGGAGTCTCCAGGGACTCAAGGATGGGACGATCCGTTCGCTTTGGACTCGCTGATCAAGGACGCCGCCAATGAAGTCGCGCGTCTCACGGACTGCTACGAGGACATCCGTTACCTCGATATAGTAGCGGACACGCAAGTATACTGTTCACCGGATATTTACCGTCCGGTTGCCGTGTTCGCCAAAGACTCTTCCGACAACTGGCAACGCTTGAAGGTCATGCGTTCGCATGACGACAACTTCGACCAGTTCCGGTTCGACTCCGCTTCCGACCCGTGTTCCCATGTGGGATTCCGTGGTGGGAACCAACTCCTTCTCGCCCCTGTGCCTTCCGTTACGCGCAGCGCGGGGTTGATGATAGAAGGTTACTGCCAACCTGGCGAGTACTGGGTGTATTCTTCGGGTGGAGTTGCACAAGCCGCGACCGATAATGATGAGTGTCCACTTCCAGTGTGGGCTCACGATGCGGTTGTGTACCACGCGCTGACGAAGCGCGCGGAGATAGCGCGCGAGTATCCGGCTGCGGAGACTTTCCGTCGTCAGTACCGAACGCACCTCGGAGATGTCGAAGCCAAGGCTGGATTGTACATGGCCCGATCCGCCAAGGACTACACGGTAAGGAAGTACTGACCATGAACATTGATTCCGGATGGGCCGCTGTTGTCGTTATGCTGATCATAGCCATCGCTGGTGGGGTCGGAAAACTGATCCACATGATGTACAAGATGGAGCAGGAGATCACCGGCACGGCCGCGACTCTCAAAGACCACGGGCGACGGCTTGACTCTCTTGAAAATGAGGTCAAGAACGTCCTGCAACTCATCCTAAGGCACGGAAAATAATGAATCAGGACAAGATTATAGGGTTCGTGATCAAGGCATTCGCGGTGATCGGATGCGCCATCATGGCCTACCAGTTCATCACGGTCATTGGCGGTTTTTCGGAGGCGTGGTGATGGTCCGCAACGTATCGATCAAGAGGCTGGTCACGGTGATGCTGGCGACCAGTATCGCGGTGGTGTCTCCGGCCATGCAACAGGCGTTCGCAACTCCCATGCCGCAGGAGGCAGGGCTGGAGGAGATCGCCGCGCGGATCAAGTTCGCCGGGATGATGAGCGTCAATGCTTTAATCCCCGCGATGGTCGGTGCGTTGATGGGCTTTTTTACCCGCGCGGATAAGACGGAGCCGGTGTTCGCGCTGACGCGGAAGGATAGTGAGTAATGGCTATTTCGCAAATTGTTTGCGTATCCAAAAAGGTCAACGCGAATGGAAATGTCCAACTAGACTTTGATGATGGAACCGGCCTTTGGTTTGAAAACGAAAACGGAATGTCTGAATGGATCAATCAACAATTTGATGACATTGACATTCAGGATATGTTGAAAAAGTTTGCCGTATTCGGCGTAAGTGACAATATGGCAAATGTGCCGTGTACAGCGACATTTGATTCAACTGATCCCAATGGCAATATGATTAAGGTGATTGATAATGTCTAATGGATATCCGCCAGTAGGCTTCTATCCGCCAATTATGATTACAACAATTGGCACATTGACAATTACAACTGTAACAGTAAACTCGACCACCAATCAATGGGGATATATTTTCGAAGCGCGCCAAGCGGCTACTATAGACAGAGTATATTTTCGTTACAATTCAATTACAGGCACACCCGGCGTCGCTATTTCAGGATTTCAAAGCCTAGACACATCTGGCAACCCATCAGGCACATGGCTTGGAGCAACAGCGAACGGGTTTCATACATTCACCCCAACGTCGGGTGACAATACGGTCTGGAAATCGTATACGCTGAACGAAAGTGTCTCCCTGACAAAAGGGCAGAAACTAGCATGGATATTTCGTGGCAATTCCGGCAACTGGAATGCGTCCAATAGTATTACGCTTGGCATATCCATCAACGTGCAAACCATGTTTAGTTGCGCGTCGACATGGGCGCCTACACGATTGAGTGCGAGTACGAAATCTACTATGACGTCAGGAATGGGCTGTTTTGCATTTGGAAATTCGACAAATACTTATGGATGGCCTCTATCCTCAACTCGTACAACTATTTCCATTAATAGCGGAGGGACGCAAGATGAAGTCGGAACAGCATTCACGCTAGGTACATCTGGCACAGGGACATACGAAGTTACCGGTATGTTTGCGTGTTTGGTGAATGATAGTTCAATTACTTCAGGGCAACTGACGCTAAGTATCTATAATGGCACTACATCATTGCAATCCACTACGATTGATGTTGATTATCCCGCAAGGGCAGCATCAACGTCGCTTGGCAATATGTTCTTTGATTTCGAGACACCAGTAACTTTGAATTACGGAACTGAATATATAATTGCAATCAAAAACAATGATACGTTGGCACATACCAAACTGAATCTAGTTGATTGGGGATCTATTCAATATCTGAATAATTTCTGCCCGTTGAATATGTCGTACAAAAGGCGAACAGGGACGGGCGCATGGACAACTGGAACAACTGGAGAGCATTGCCAAATATGGCCGATCTTTTCAGATTTCGTTGGGGGATCTAGCGGCTCTGGCGGCATGATCGTCCATCCCGGCATGGCGGGAGGTATGAGAGGCTGATATGGCAAAACTGACGGTCAAAGCCGGCTCAACCAGCCGCCGCGAGTATGTCCTGATCCTTGATTCGACCAGTACGGCTGGTGCCGGGGATACCGGGCTGCTTTATAACACGTCCGGCCTCAAGGCCTATTACATTCGGCCAGGAGGGTCGTCCACGGCAATCACGCTGGCGACGCAGACGGTAACAGGTGCATATTCGTCCGGAGGTTTCGTCGAGGTCGATGCAACCAATATGCCCGGAATCTACCGATTCGATGTCCCTGATGCGGTATTCGCGGCCGGAGTTGACCACGCAATCGTGATGCTTTCCGGTGCGACCGGCATGGCTCCGGTTGCGCTCGAGTACGATCTCGTTGCATACGATCCGCAGGACACGGTGCGCCTCGGCCTCACCGCGCTGCCCAAT